CCGCTGCTGCTTTGTCCGCTGCTGCTTTGTCCGCTGCTGCTTTGTCCGCTGCTGCGCTCATCGAAAGAAGGAACCCCCCCCCGTAAAGAGACGCGCCTGGCTTTTGGTTGTCAAGCTTTCGGACGAACGAGCAGGAAGCATCGGGAATGCGCAAGGAAATACCGCGCTTTCCTAGCTTAGCCATCATCGCTGCCGTTATCACGTTGTCTGGAAGCTGCCAACTGTTCATCGGCTCGCCTTTTTGCCCGTTCTTCGCCTTTCGTTGGGCATCCTCAACCAGCTCATGCAAATCTGGCGCTGTGTCAACCTTCCAGTCTCCGTAGCTTGTGACGAATCCCGTATTGACCTTTGCGCCGTTCTCGTATTCGATTGAAATGCCTGCGCATATGTAGTTGCACGGGCGGTTACCGTTGAAAAGCGTAAGCTGCGGTCCAAAGAGAAAATACTGGATTCCTCGTTCTTCGTAGAAGTCGATGATCCTCGCCATGATCGAGAACGGAGGATTGTCGAGAACCGTACAGCCTTCGGGATAGTCGAAATTCTCGAAATCGCCGCCAGGGTAAAACGGTCTAACGCATTTGTCCTGGTCTATACCGTAAGCGTCACACGCCCATTCCTTCACAGCCTGATACACGCAATCGGGCGTATAGCAGTCATCTGTTGTCAGCTTATGCTCGAACTTGCCTGTAAACGCTTCGTAATCCTCGTTCGATTCTCTTCCATCGATCGATAGCTCGGTACCGTCCCATTCTCTTTCCTTGAAGTCCGCATCGAGCAAAAACCCGAAATCCTCGAAATCGAAATCAAGCTCGTCAAGGTCGAAGCTCAGCGCGTCCAAATCCCAACCCGTGTTCATCGTCAATTGGTTATGAACATGCGTGTACGCTCTGCGCTGGTCGTTGGTCAGGTGGTCGAGCGTTACAACGGGCAGAACGTCAAGACCGAGCTTCTTAGCCGCCAGAACGCGCCCATGCCCCTCGATGATCTCCATTGCGTCATCTTCGTTGTGCCATACGGCGATGGGGTCGTTGAATCCGAACTCCTCGATGCTCTTAACGATCTGGTCGATCTGCTCGTTCGTGTGAACTTTCGCGTTTCTCGCGTAAGGCACAAGCTCATCGGTCGGAACCTCCTCGACCGTCAACTCTGGTTGCTGTCTCAATGCAGCTCCTTTCTCTCCGCTTCCGATGATCGGCGCTTGTATCAGGGCGCAGAAAAAAAAGAACAACCCCCTGCCGACCGAAAAGGCAGGGGGTTGCCGAAAGGATGCAGCGGTTAGAAAGGCGTGACGTGAAAGAACCCGCTGCAACGCTTATGTTCCGCCAGTGTCGCAATCCGCGATCATGCGTCAACAGCCTGGGCAGTGGCTGAACCTGACTGTCTTAGTAGCAATCTCCCAATGCACAGCGCCGCAGTTTAAGCACCGCATGCGTCTCATCTTGCCATCAAACTTTAAATCGCCAAGGCTCTCCATCACCGATTTAGGGCGTTCCGCAAGCTCGATTATCCGCTTCACGGTGTCGAAGTAGCTCCCTTGTCTCCTCCCCTTGCAGACCGCCGCCGCTATCTCCCGATACGCTGCGTTGCCGCATTTGAAAAGGCTGTCGTTAGCCTTGTACCAATCCTCGTAATCGCGCATGTACGACAAGGCGAGCCTGAGACTTGCCACGGCTTCCGATCTGTCTTTCTCGCTGATCATTCGACCACCCCCGCGCCGCAATTAGCGCAGCAGCGTGACGGTATCACGCCGCAGCAATCTGTAACTGCATCTTTGCGGTTGAATGCTCCGCATCGAGTGCAACGCCAATAGATGCCGCCCGCACAGAGCATCTTCTGCGATCTTCTCGAAGCTATCGCTCATGCTTACCGCGCTCCTTGCATTCCTCAATGGCATTGCGAATACTCGCGTAGCATTCATCGCAAGCGTCCATTGCATCGTTGCTTGTGATATATCCGTATCTCTTCTCGTATTCAGCGGAAACGGCTACCACCTTGGAGGAGCTGCCTTTGATTTCGGCTCAGCACATATCGCAAAACGTTTTCCTACTCATCGCTGCTCCTCCTCGATCATGTGGATGATTTCCATCCACTCGCCGCCGAGCACGTAAAGGGATAGCATCATATCCTCGGCAAGCTCGCGAATCTCCCACTGAGCCGCCTTGTCCGTTCTGGCTGCGTAAAAGCTCGCAAACTCCCTAAGGTTCATCGTTGCCACGATTTCCGTTTTTGTGGCTTCTGGAAGCGCGAAACGGGCATCCTCTGGCTTCACTCCATTGTCGAGAAGCGACTGATAGTATTTTGCGCATTGCCACATCGCGTTGTCGTACTCATCGCGCATCGCGTCATCGTCTTTGATCGATGGCGGGATCACGTACCAATCAAGGCTGTCCGTCCCGACCTTCACGTAACGCTGGCTCTGCTGGCAGAAGCTAGCCAGGCGGTGCCGCACCAGCTGATGCGAGCAGGCACGGCTGATGCCGCTGATCTTCCACGTTACGGACACGTGCTCGAAAACGCTCATATGACCAAGCTCGAAGCAATGCCACGCCCTGTTTGCTTTGTCCTTGTCGCTGCCGCTCCTGTCAGTCGATACGCCTGCAACCGATCCGATCAGCTGCAACGGGAACTCGGTTGTTTTTGCGATTACCCCTGTTCGCATTCAGATTCCTTTCTCTTCATCGGTTACACCGCCACCTTCACGAAGTGGAAGCCGTAAGCCGTGCCGCCCGTCCTCATGCAGTTGCTTATCGCGGCAGCGGCAACCGCCGCATCTTTCCCCAATCCGAGCGCGGCAAGCGCAGAGCCTGCCTGCTTGACCGTCTCGAACTCCATGCAAGTCTCAACGCAACGAACCCTCGTCTCGCGCTTCGAAGGCTTCAACGGCTCTAGCTGGTGAAGCTTGCGCTTCGTCAGGTGCTTAGCAGGCTCGGTTTCCTGCTCTTCCTCGACCTTCGGCTTCACTGGCTTCTGCTCGACCACTTGCAGGAATCGCCCATAGCCGCCTGAGTTTTTGCAGTAGCAGACTGGCATGTTATTTCGCCCCCGATCCCGCCGATACGCCCGTTGATCCGTAGCCGCCACGGTCTGCGCATCCCATCGAATCGACCTCCTCGAACTCGATGTCCTCGGCGTATCTAACGGGCATGAACTGCGCGATTCGAGTTCCCTGCTCGATCACGGTGTCGCGGATGGCGTACGCCACGAACCCCCAAACATCGCCATCGCCGCTGTAGTCGTTCTCGATGATCCCAACGCTGTTAGCCATCATGATCCCGTGCTTTAGGCACGTGGAGGATCGCGGCACCAGAACGCCCATGAAGCCGCTCGGAAGCTTCATCGACACGCCCAGGGGAATGATCCTCGCCTCGCCTTTCCTCAACGTCACCGTCTCGCTTGCCGCCATGTCCCACATAGCGCCGTGGCGCTCTATCCTGCTTGCACCATCGTGGTACTTGATATTTGCCTTCATCGGCTTCCTTTCTGCCTGTCTCTGCACTCCTTCGTGCAGTAGACGTTGTTCCTGCTTCTCTGCTCGAACTCCCTACCGCACCCTCGGCATCTCACGCGCCGTGGGTTCTTGTTCCAGTCGAACGGGGCAGCGTGCGGGAAGATGTTCGCGTTGTCCGTCATCACATGGCATCAGTCCCGCACATGTCCCATTGGCTGCTTTGCAGCTCGCTGCTCGAAAGAGGCATGTCATGCAGTACGCAGTAGCCTGTCTGCATGTTCGTCCCGCCAACGCACCACGCCCTAGCGGAATCGCACTCGATGCAGCGGAGCTTCTTCGCTCTCGCTATCCTCTCCCGCTCTTCCTCGCTGTAGTACGCTTCTGCCTGCGCCGCTGGTGTCATCTCGCTACCTCCTCTATCTCAACCGCCACAATGTCGCTCTCCCTGTGCGTTCGGTCGTGCTTCGTTGCCGTAAGGCTCACGACCTGCGAATCGTCAACGAACGCCAAGCCGTTCATCGCATCGAGCACAGCCTTCGCGATGTTGTCTGCGTCTGGCCTGTACGTGTCGAACTCTCTGAGCAGCTTCTTAGGGCGGTTCTTGGGCATTCGGCGGTAGATGTCCACTTTCACCGAAACCGCGCCCTCTAGCGGTGCCACAGCGCCGCATTGAGCCTTGAACGCCGCACCCATCGCCCTCTTCTCGCGCTGGTTCTCCTTAGGGTCGTAGGATTGCCCGTTGCGCTTGATCCTCGGACGGCGCTTCGTGGGCGTGAAATCGATCTCGAACCTCATCGGCGGCTCCTTCTGTCGGCGCCCGTGAAGCTCACGCTCTTCATCAGGGCGAGCCTTGACTGCATAGCCTTGGCAGTCTCAACTCCGTATAGATCGCCGAACTGCTCGCTCCTGATGTCTGGCGTCAGCTGCGTTGTGACGATCGTTGGGCGCTCGCACCGCCTGGCATCGAGGATCGACTTCACGGCTTGGATTCCCCTCGGCTCCTCGTTGCCGAGGTCATCGATCACGAGGAAGTCAACGCCTTTGCAACGGCTCAGCATCTCCTTGTCGCGGTTCCACGCCCACTCCGCTATCTGCTGCGAGGAGACGAACTTGATCCGGCACACGGGGGCGCAGGCAACCAGCGAAGCACAGGCTGCGTAAGTCTTTCCGCGCCCGACCTTGCCCACAAGGAGAAGGTCGCTTGGGTGCCACGGCTGAGGGCGCTTGCCCTGGTGCCTTAGGCGCTGGTTGTCGAGGAACCATGCGTAAACCTGCCGCGCGTTGGCGAGCACGGAAGGGGGGCAGCTCGCGATGTTGGCTCTCTCGAACTCGCGAGGGATTCCGCTCTCCCTGATGCGCTGCTCGGCTCTGATCCGCTGCTCGTCCTGCTCTATGCGCTCAACGTCCTCGGAGTTTCGGGTGTAATAGCCTTTGCAGCGTTCGATGCTGCTAAGAAGCGTAGCTTGCAAGCTCATCGTCCATGACCTTCCTTCCGCTGGTGCTCTTCGTTGGCTCCCTCATCTTGGAAGCGATGACGTAGCTTTCGAACTTCTCTGGCGAGAACAGGGTGATGGGATTCAGGTTCTGCTGGAACCTCGTCCCCTCCCACTCATTGCGCTTGAAGCGCACCATCTCGCGCACGTCCTCGACCGTGAACCTTCCATCAAGGCTCGCGATGTACTCGCCGTTGGGGTTGCGCGTGAACTCCACTGGCGCAACGCCCCGAAGCTCCTCGTTCAAAGCCTTCAAGCATTGAAGGGAAAAGCTTTCTTTTTCTTCTTTTTCAATAGGCTTGGCTAGGCTAGGCTTGGCTAGGCTATATGCAGAACCTGTTTCGATTTGGCTTAAAACCTCTTCCGCAGGTGGTTTTAAGCCGTTTTCGCTTTTTTTATTTTGGTTAAAACCTGTTTCGTTGGAGGTTTTAACCTCCTTATCTTTTTTTGGTCTGCCGCCTTTTTTACCGCGCTCGCGGTAGGCAATTGAGTTATCGATGTCTTCTTTGATGCCGCGAAAAGCGGCCATTACGGGCCACGAGCAGCCTACTGGCTCGATGCCGTAAGAGCCATACATCACTACAATCATGCAGTATTCGGCCGCCACGTCATCGGGCATCTCTTCCATCTGCTCCGTTATGCGAGCCGTCCAGCCAAACGAGCGCGCTTGCGGCCTGCTTTCATCTTCCATCTCTTGCCCTCCTTTCTGTCTCTTCTCTGCCACTCTTGGCACTCGATGCAGCGGCATCCGTATACCCTGTAGGCAATGACATTGCCGTGTCGCATCGTTGCTGGCAGCTCCTTAGCCTGCAACGGTTGGATTGATTGCGGGATTGTCTGGCAACCAGCGCAACCCCGCCCGTAAACGATCAATCCTTGCCCTTAGAACGGAATGTCTTCGTCATAGATGCTCGCCACCTGCTGCGGCTGCTGCTGCATCATCGGCATAGCCTGCTGCACTGGTGCCGCCTGCACTGGCTGCTGCATAGGCTGAGGGGCGAACTGCTGCACTGGCTGCTGCGGCATCGGCTGAGGTGCCGTTTGAGTGGCGAACTGCTGCGGCTGCGCCTGTTGCTGCATAGGCTGCTGCACTGGCTGCTGCATAGGCTGAGAGCCATCGCGTTTAGCCATGAACTCGATCTCGTCAACGATGATCCCGATCTTGCTGCGATTGGTGCCGTCCTCAGCCTGCCAGCGCGATTGGTTGAGCTTTCCTCCGATCGCGACCTTCATTCCCTTCTGCAAGTGAGGGGCAACGCCCGTTGCGCGGTTGCCGAAGATCGTGCAGTCGATGTAGTTGGGATAATCCTCCCATTCCCCCGTCTGCTGGTTCTTGCGGCGGTCGTTCACCGCTACGCCGATCGTTAGAACGCTTGTGCCGCCCTGCGTCTGTCGAAGCTCAGGATCGCGCGTGAGGTTGCCCGTGATTGTTGCCTTGTTGATTGCCATTGGTTCTGTCTCCTTTTAGAAAGTCTCTTCGTAGGTTTGCTCTGGCTCTGTAGCAGTCTGCTGTGCTGTCGCAGGGGGAATCTCCTCTGGCTCGATTTCCATCTCCGCGCTGTCGTAAAGTCCCGCGAAGTTTGCGGGGAAGGCTTCGCGCAGGGCATGGACAACCGCGCATTTTCGGATCATCGTTGCAGGCTTCGACTTCCATTGAGCGTTCAAGCTCCCATCGAACTTCCGCCCCGCGTACTCATCGAAGCCCACCTCATCGAAGCTCGGAACGCTGCGACCCTTGATGTGGACTTTTGCCCAGCCGCCCACAAGCTGCTCGCCAGGCATGAGCATCGAGCCTTCGCGCCTGTGGAATGCGCCGTCCGTTCCTATTACGGAAATCCCCGCTTCCATGCCATCGAAGGTCGGGTTGCTCGCCGCCGTCTTTGTGTAGAAGTCTTTTCCAACGACCATCGTTGCAGGCGAGTTAGCCTTGTATTTGACCAGGTGAGCGTCCTTTACATACGGGTTCAGTCCATATGCTGCGCACATCTCGAGGAACATCTTCACTTCCGTTGGTGTTGCCAGTGGGCAGATGTAGTCGATCACGTCTTGCGCCGTTAGGGTGATCGACTGCCCGTTTGCGTCATATGTCTTAGATAGCTGGTTCATCGCGAACCTCCCTGATCGTTCCCGATACGCTGATGGACTTCAAAAAGCCGATGACCTGCCGCTTCTGCCATTCCGTCATCCTGCATGTGATCGTGAAGCTCCTAGGCTCTTCGCACGGTGGCTGTTCCTGCTGCTGAACCTGCGGCATAGGCTCTTGCTGTTGCTCTGGCTCTGGTTCTGGCATCGGCTCTGGCTCTGGCGCAACGCCCATCTCTGCGTTGATCTGGTCGATCCGCGCCTGCTCCTCTTCCCTCATGGCGTTGAGGTTCAGCGCCGCCTGTAGGCTGAGGGTTCGAAAAAACTCCGCTTCCGCTTCCTTCTCGAACGCAAGGTGACTTGTTTTCAGCGCCGCCCAATCGCTCAGCGCCTGCACAAGCAGCGCGTGAAGCTTCTCCTGCGCCTTTATCAGGCTCCAAGACTTCGCAATGCTCATCTTCTCGCGGACGATCCCGAAACGCTCGATCGGGACAAGCGCCGCAAGCGTTGGCGCGTCTGATTCGTAAAACTCGCATAGCAGCTCATATCTCTCTTGCCTGATCTGCTGATCCCGTTTAGCCGCTTCGCCCTTGTAGGCGTTGACAAGCTCGGTCATTGGTTCAATAGCCTGCTTGAAAGCCGCTTCAACCTTGTCCTGCGGCTTCTTCCACTCACGCTTGAACCGTTTGCGAGCTTCGTCTGCGTGTTTCAGATGCCCGTTGATGTCGGCTGCGATGCGCTTAACGTCCTCCGTCTGCATCTCTGGAAGCTGGTCGATGCTCCCTTTCAGCTCGGCTACAATGTCCGAGCAGTTCCTTATCTCGGCATCCATGCCGAGGATCAGGCTCGTTACCTCGCCTGTGTCGATCTCGATCAACGCAAGATCGTTCTCGATGATCTTTGCTTCTTCCATGCCTTTCCTTTCTCTCTGGTTCCGTTTATCCGAAGATGGTCTTGCTTATTGCCGTGATGAACTCGGGCAGAACCATCACCCAAAAAGCAAGGAAGAAGATCGTCACGTACGCCATCAGCTCCCTTTCCGCTGCTGCTGCGGTGGTATGATTGCGTTGTGGGTTAGGCTTCCGCATCATCGGTTTTGCTGTGCGTTGGCGCTGAGCCTTTCCTTCGTGTAGGCGCATCTTGCGTTCTCCTTTCCGATGCTCTTCATCTCCGATTCATCGAACGGAATCCTCCACATGACGGAGCTTCCGTCCCCGAAGTCGTAGGCTTGAATTCTCCCAGCTGCGCAACTCTCCCTGATCGTCTTAGCCGATACGTTGAGAAGTCTTGCCAGCTCAGGCGGTGTGTAAAGTCGCGTTGCCATCGCTACATTCCTTTATTGAGGATCAAGGCAATTGTGACAATCGCGATTTGCGCGATGCTCCCATCGGTGCGGAGCCAGACAACGGCGGTTGTGCAGTAGATATAGCAGCCGAAGCAGATTGCCGTATTCCTCAAGCGCGGTAACGCCGATCGAAAGATCACCCTGGAATCGCTCCACTAGCTCATCGTCAATCTCCTCGTCCTCGCCAAGAACGATGATTTTCGCGAGGTAAGCAGAATCGCCTGGAACCGCATAGATAACGTCAGCGTTGATTCCGATAGCTTCCGAAACCCTCATGCCCTCTGCGACCTTCTTGCGGATTTTCTTCGTGATCTTCTTTTCCATCTTTCTTCGTCCTTTCTTATGTGGTGGAAACGTGAATTTCTGTCACAAAAACTGTCAATTGCCTGATCAGAGCGCCGTACTTTTTTCGGAACTTTTTTTCAGTCGGTTTTCCATGCGCCGCACCGCCTGCCGCTCTGCGTTGTAGATGCGTCTTAGCTCGGTGTCGGCTTCCTTGCGCTCAAGCGATTCGAGGTGCCGTTTGCGCTGCTGCATGTTCTCTATGCGGTCTGCAAGGTTGCAGTCGGGGCATTTGCCGCTGTTGTTGTGCAAGTTGAGTACAGCGCCGCAAACATCGCACTGTCTGTACTTCGCGAGGGATACGCCATTTCTGCTTGCCCTCTTCCTGATCGCTTCAACCGTTCGATCCGTGCCGCACATGGTTCGGAGCTGCTTGCGAATCCTGTATGCGCCGTGATCCCTGTAACGCCTGATAACAGCGTCCTCGGCTCTGCTCCATCGCTTGATTTCGCGCATTATGCGCTCCTTTTTCCGATGATCGATAGAAACATTTCCCTAGCGTCATCATCGTGAAGCTCATCGAACATAAGCTTCAGCTCGTCAGCCTTGAGGGTTGACGGGTCGTTGAACCTCGCCGTTGCCGTTGGCAGCGAAATATCGAGGATTCGAGACATCTTCGTAGGCGTGAACCCGCAATACCGCAGAACGCGCTTCTCGTAATGCTCGCATTCGTCCATTCGTACTCCTTTCTGTCGTTTGTTTTCTAAAAGCGCCTACGGGGTGGAGGGTTGAGCAAGAATCCGCTGATTAGGAGAAGTGTCTTAGTCCCGTAGGCGCTTAGCGCCGCCGTTAGGCGCTGAATAAACGGCTGCGGTGTGTTCCAAATCCCCGCTTCTTATACGGCTTGCAGCCGTTCATTCAGCGCCTAACCGATTCATGCATACGTTTTTGCATACATTGAAAGCAAAAAAAATCAGCGGACGATAAGCTCAGCAAGATCGATCTTCGCCTGTCCCGCTTCGATTCGCTTCTCAAGGCATGCGATCCTGTTCGCCACCGTGATAAGCTCCTCGCTTCCCATGTCGTAAATGCCCCTGACCAGGTGCGTTTTAAGATCAAGCATCTCTTTCTCAAGGCTCTTCTTCTGAGCCTTCATGCACTCGATGCCCTTCTTGATGTCATCTGCGTTCATCATCTTAGTTGCCGCCTTTCGGTTGGTTCCTTTCGTTGATGTCTATATTATTTCATGCATTTAAGTTTGTAAATATATATTTTGGGTTTATGCAAAACTTTTTTATAAAAACTAAAATGTGTATAGGGCGAAAGAAATGACACCCTATGGCACGAAACAGCAACTTCGGGAAGAACCTCCGCGCTCTTCGCGAAGATAGGAAGATGACGCAGGCAAGGCTAGCCGCCGCGCTCGATATAACAACTGCAACCGTTTCACATTGGGAGAACAGGGGAACAAGTCCGAACAGCAAAGACGCGATCGAGCAGCTTTGCAGCGTTTTCAACGTCACGGAGAACGATCTGTTCGGATACTCCGATGGGTATTACGCCAAAACGCGGCTTGCTGGGTTTAAGGACAAGATAAAGCCTGTTGCTGCTTCTGGCTCGCTTCCCATCATCGGAGCCGCACACGCTGGCGAGCCATGCCCAGCGTTCGAGCTTGATTGCGGGTCGATCCCATGCCCAGAAGAGTATTGCAAGGAAGGGAACTTCTTCATCCAGATAACGGGCGATTCGATGAACAATGTTTTAACCGATGGATCGTATGCCCTGATCGATACGCACGTTGACGCTCAAAGCGGGGACATTGCGCTGGTTAAGGTCAACGGCGATGACGCTACGGTCAAGCGCGTAAAGAAGATGGACGGTTTCATCGTCCTTGAGCCTGACAGCACCAACCAATCGCACAAGCGGAGGATCATCGATGCAACCGACCAATCCTCGCCAGAGGTCAGGATTCTCGGCAAGGTCGTTTACGCCGTGAACAGGTTTTAGGGGAGGTGCTTGATATGGGATTGCTCTCATTCCTTCGCGGATCAAACGGCAAGGCTCATAAGGGCAAACACGCAAGGCGGGAGAACCCCGACCCCGTGCAAGCCGAAATCGAAAGAACGAAAGAAGCGATAGAGGAACGGAAGCGCAACAGTCCGCACTTCTGCGTTGAGGATAGCGACAACAGGACGTTCGAGCCGCCTGCACCGTGCGGGTTCTCGTTCGATAACGTCAATTACCGCCATCGAGTGCAAGGCGATAAGGAAACAGGCGAAATCATTAGAGACGATGTATGGGTCGATCTGCGAGAACCTAACTATTCCGCGAATCTACGGAACATCATAGGCACGCTTTACGTGCTGGACATCGCAGAGAGCGAGTTTCCAGGCTTCCCATCAGCCGCATACCGTCTGCTCATAGAGAGTGCATACGCAAACGGGTACTTCAAGCGAAAAGGTCGCTCGATGCACTATTGCAGCGGCTCCATAAAGGTTCTCCCTCTCACTGCAAGCGGGAAACCCAGGAAATATCCGATCGAATGCAATATGGACTACAGCGTTCCAACCGATGTCAACGCTTCACTGGAAGCGGATAGGCACGACAGCGTGCTACTCACGGCAAAGTACAGCAAGGACGGATATATAGGAGCTGGCGAGTACATACTATGGGAAGGAAGAGACGGCTGGATCACATCACCTTCGACCGCAGGAAAGACGGGAGATACAGCCTTAAAACGATCAAGTACAACCGCATAAACGAGACAGGCAGCTGGAACACGCTGTACAAGCGCGGGAAAGTCTAGCCATGAGGACGAAGGGCATAGGCGGCATATACGCGATGGAGGACAAGCCTAAATCGAAGTGCCGCAAATGGAAGATCAAGATAAGCGTAGGAATCAACCCCGCCACGGGAAAGTACGCCCAAAGGGCGATGACGTTCCACGGCAGCTATACCGAAGCCGTTCAAGCTCGCGAGGATTTCAAGCGCAAGCTGCTCGGCATGAGCCACGCCGAATCGAAGAAGATGACGCTCAGCCAATGCTGCGAGCTTTGGCTTGATACTGCCGACCCGTTCCACCAGCTTTCCGAGAACGCAAGGTACTCCCGCCAGTGCGCCGTTAAAGCGGTCTGTCATTGCATCGGAGCCTTGCCCGTGTCGCAGATCACCGACAAGCACGTTGTCGACATGGTCAAAGGCTGGATAGACGGAAAGACGCTGAGCGGAAGGCGCTACAGCGGCAACACCATCAACATATACTGCTCTGCGCTCTCTGGCATGATGACGCACTTCGCGATCCCCAAAGGCTACGCGAGCCGCAACCCCTTCGCAGGCTACTCGAGCGTGAAGAAGGATCAGCGAGAGGTAAACGCCATAAGCGTTAAGCAGTTCGAGCGTTTGGCTCACGACATCTACGATCGGCAAGACCCTCGTTGTATGGCTCTGCTGCTTGCCCTGCTCGCTGGTTGCCGCGCAAACGAAGCGTTGGCGGTGCAATGGAAGGACATACGGGGCGGATTCATAACGATCAAAGGCACGAAGAGCAAGGCGGCGAACGCAACGCTTCCGATGATAGACACGCTCGCCGATATGCTGGCTATGTGGCGCGTTACGCAGGCGAACAACATGAAGGCGCTGCAATTGACGCAAACGCCCGAAACGTACGTATCGACCAATCTTATATATGATCAGGAATCGTACTCAACGCTCAACAGGGCATGGAAGAAGCTCGGTTCCGAGCTTGGCTTCGATGACCCACGCCCTCACGATCTGCGCCACTGGTTCGTCTCGTATCTCTGCATGAGCGATATGAACATCAAGGCTATTCAGCAGATGGCAAGGCACAGCGACATAACGACAACGATGGACATATACGCAAGGATTCACGAGCGCGATTTGGCGGCAGAAACCGCTAAAATTCAGCGTTTTGGAGCCGATTCTTCCCAAACTCTTCCCAGCGCAGACGAGGTTAGAAGCGTTTTCAGCGTTTGAGCTGCGTTTATCAAGTGCGTTGATGATTTCGCGCAACTATCGCCAAATAGTTCAATCGGGTTTACTGAGAGTTCCAATGGTTCTGATGGTTCTGAGGGAACGCCGATTCTTGCGCTGGGAAGAAGACCGTGAGCAGAAAAACGGGAGCGATTCTTCCCAGATTCGTTCTGCTTCCATTGATGATCTAAGCAAACGGGACGATCTTTCATGTAAGAGAAAAAGGGCACCGGGAAAACCCGATGCCCTCACGAACTGAGCCGAGCCTAACCCTTGCACTCGTTGTCAAGCATCTTGCGTATGGAGCAGTCGAACGCCGCCTCGGACGAGTCGAGGAAGCGACCAACGAAGTACCGCTGTCCCTTTCCCGTAACCTTCGGCGTGCGGCTCAGCGTGACGTGCCCGTCGGCGTGTGTTATTGCCGTCTCCTTCACGACGAACAGACCCATGTCCATGCTGCGCCGGGTGGGCATGTTCTTCCAGCTGCCATCTTTCATGAGGTAGCCGTTTCCGCGAAGCCACGCGAACAGGCGGTTCTGCCCGATGTTGATATCGTTCGATGCCAGCAGCTTGGCGAACTCGCCCACCAGCATGGTGTTGTCGGATGCCGCCACCGCGTCGGCGAACAGCGCCTTCGGCGCAAGCTCGCGGTTCTCGGCCTCAAGCTCCTGGCGCTTGGCGCGCTCCTCCTTGAGGTTGGTGGCAAGGCGGATGATGGTGTCGGGGTCGGTCAGCGCCTCCTCCACCTTCTCAGGCGTGAGGTAGCCGCCGTGCTTATGAACAGCAGGCAGCACCTCGTGAGTAACCCAACGCTTGTACTCTCGCGCTTCTTTCTTCCGCGACCCCAAGATAAGAGTGAGAAGCCCAGAGAATGTAACCATGTTGGTCATTCCCTGACGCCCTAAGTTCAACTTAGACCGTTCATCATCATCGAGCTTTTGGAGGGCAACGGTAGCATTTGACAGGCCAAGCGCTTTGCACACGTCAGCTGCTACAAAGAGCGGCTGCGAATTACCTACTACGCGGATCCTGCCGAACTGCTGATGTTCGAATGTCTGAACTGCATTTTCGATAAAAGCTTCCAACATTGATATAATGCTCCTTAGTGCAGGCCAAGCCTGCCGCAACTCCGGGCATCCCTTCTGCGACCAAACTTTAGGGGTGCCCTATTTATCTTCTCTTTTTTTCATCTCCGCCTTTAATAGATCTTTGATATGCCCTGACTTGTTGTCGATCGATTCAATATAGTCAACTAGCTCGGGCTCTGTGCTTCGGTTAAAAGCAACCGATACACGTACGACATTCTTTTTGTCGTATCTCCTTTTCGACGGATAAACAACCATGTGCCACCTCCTTCACTAATCTGCAATTTTAATATGTGTATTACACATAGTCAACTTATTCATCTCACCGAGTACCGAAGACAATTGCAGGTGGGGGTAGCGAAACGCTACCCCACCACCCATGCATAAGGCAGTACTCGATCAATGCGTTTTATGATGGGGTCAACTGAAACGGCTGAAGAGGCAGCCTTGGGCAACCGTGGGCGTAATGACCACGGTTGGTTCTGACGGCAAATTGCGTGATATGGTCATGCTTGATCGTCAGACAATGCCTGCTCATCGCCAGGGGTACGCATTAAACGCGTACCCTTTTCGTTCTCGTCGAGCATAAAGAGAAGGCACCCGTTGGGGTGCCTTCTCTTATTGGCTGCCGCCTTGTTTCGCTTGAGCCAGAGGCGTAGGCGGCTTCTCGCGCGATTCTATCACTAAAACCCCACTCAAAGCTTTTAGTGACAATCTGAATCTTTTAAGTGATTCGCCGCGATTCGGCGCGGTTCGGCGCGCTTAAAGGTTAAGCAGCTTGCGCCAGGTTCGCTGTCCACATTCCCCATCATCTTCAAGACCATGATCGGCTTGGAACGCACGAACAGCATTGTATGTATCTTTGCCGTTGATGCCGTCAGCGCCGCACGAACCGCAGTTGTACCCAAGCGAAATAAGACGTTCCTGCATCAGCTTGGTAATGTTTCCTCGGCTACCGCGCTTCAAAAGCGGGCAACCTGCAAGGGTCTTGCTGCCTGGAATGCCGTCCTCTGGCTCGCCTTTTCCGAATCCTTGCGCGTTACATTCCTTCTGCAAGCGAAGAACCCAATCATTGAAGCCGTTGGTAGGCTTAGGCGTTTCCGCTGGCTTAGACGGCGTTACATTGGCGCTCTGCCCGTCCCATGCTGGACGGAAGAACCCCATGATGAACCACTTTGAGCCTTTAACGCCATAGGATCGCGTTCTGCGCATTACCGCGCCGCCGTTGTCGTTGCTGCTTACCGAGGTGTTGCCCTCGATTGTGGTCACGCTTGCGGAGCCGTTGCGGCTCTCAACGATTCCCACGTGGCAGGCTCGGGAGCCGTTCGAGAAGAACACAATATCACCCTTCTGCGGCTTCTCCTCGCGGTCGAGCCAACGCCCGAGCTTCTTCGCGTAGTTGACATGCGAGGGGCAATAGGCGAACTTTCCGACAATGCCCAAAGCGCCCACCTGATCAGCACACCAGGAAACGAACATATCGCACCAAGGGTTGTAATCCAAGCCGTACCATTCGCCGTACTTTACGTGGTTGCTTCCAGCGGGGTTCTCTTTAACGCCGATCTGGCTTGCAGCAACCGCAACGAAGTCGTTAGCATTCGCCATTGTTCTCGACCTCCAAAACCTCAGCCGTTTGATCTGGAATATCCGAATCGGTGGCAATGCCGCTCGGCATCGCCGCAAGCTCCTCCTCGGTTGCGTTGTCAGTCTCGTACTCAGCCATCACTGCTGCTCCTTCCGCTCGAAGTATTGTGCGAGCTTGCCGTTGTCGAGGTCGGGGTTGATTGCCTTTGCGTTCTCGAAGATAGACATGATCTCGCTGCCGATGATGTAGATGCAGGCGGGGACGATCAATGGCATGTCGAAGCCAAGATCGACATGCTGGCTTCCCATCTCGATCAAGATAGCCATGCACACGATCAGCACATAGCCGCTCTTGTGCCACAAGCCTTCACGCATCTTCGAGCTTGATAGCTCGCCGTTCTTAGCCGCCTTCATTACGCCCGAGACAACATCAAGGATCACGAACGCCGCCGTGATCCAGATCGCCCATTGCTGCTCTGCCGTGAAGAGAACATCCATTTGCTTGTTCCTCCTTTGTCTGGTGTTAACGTTCGAGCTGATTTTCGCTGCCAGTATCAGGACGCAAAAAAAGCGCACCGTTTCCGGTGCGCTTAAAGCTTGCTTTGCTATTGGATTTGCACAGGCTCTCCCGCCTGGTTGTACGCATAGACGGCAGGCGTTGACACCTTCCCGTCAGCACCGTAAGCGTGAATCTTCGATAGCAGACCAGCGCCGTCAGAGCCGTAGGCGGTGACGCTGCTCCCGTTGCCGCTGATGTCAACATACAGCGTTTCAGACGGGCAATCGAAGGTGTTCCCGTACCATTCCTGATATTGCACGACACGCAGGCAAAGATATTTGAAGCCATCGAACTCGCTAGGAACCGAGAGTGTGAACGTCATCGTCTCATCGTTCGCGCTTACAACTCGCGAGCTTCCAGGCTCAGCGGTTCCCCAATCGAAGGTGACCCAATCGGCTACAGGCTGCTTGTCATCCTCCGCTGCGTTCATCACGGGGACAAGGTTCCACAGCCAAGCGTTGCTCTCTCCCGTGATGTTTCCCGTAGCGGTTACGGTCACGTTGTCACCGATCTTCGCCTTTTCCTTGTCAACCGAAACGGTTGCAGGCGTAAGAAGCGGGATCGTGTACGAGCAGGACGCTTCCGAGGTGTACGTTCTTCCGCTGCCGCCCGTGTAGTAGCATTTGCACCTAGCCTTGACGGTTTGACCGCGCTTGAACGTCCCGAGGTAAGACCATTGCGTTCCGTACCAGCTGCCCGTATAGCCGATCGATGCCGTCCCCGATCCGTGATGCTCAGTCTCGTAGCTCACATGCGCCCATGAACTCTCATCGCCCTCGGTTACGTAGACGTTCTCAACCGTGTAAATCTCAACCTCGTCAGCAGAGGGGAAATCGCCGTATGCGATCTCTACCCACGCCTGGAAGTTCGAGCCTGACGGTTTGCCGAGGTTGCCCTTCGCGCTCGCTACGGTTTTTCTTCGAGCCATGCCTTACCTCCCTGCATAGATGATGTGGCTCACAGACAGATAAGGCTGCATTACGTTAAAAGCCTTGCCATCGCCCGAGAACGTGATCACGTCAATATCGACTCCTGCGTTTCCGCTCAATGAGAGGGGCGTGTAGTCGCTCGATTCCGTCTTGTGCGTTGCGCCGCTTCGCGGATATAAGTTAGGAACCTTGGACGAGTTAAGACGGGCAAAGATCGAAGCGTAATCCTTCGGAAGCTCGGAAGCCGTCAACGCATGGGATTCCTCGCCGCCCGTGGCGCCTAATACATGGGAAGCAGACGATCCGATGGCTGTTTTCCCCGACATGTCAGGGAGGTTGAAGTTCGTGCTTCCGTCCCCATCGCCGTATATCGTCCCAATCGCATCGAAAAGAAGGCTGTATTTCTCCCTGCTAACCGCCGCGCCGTTGCACATAAGCCAGCCGCTAGGGGCGGTCGATCCTCCGTATGCGGTGATCGATCCTATAGGCGTTGAGCTGCCGCTAATCATTGCCCCCCCCCGAGCTTGATGTAGATAGAGCCAGGCGTTCCCGTTGCAGGCGGCTCGCCCGTGCCTACCGTGATCCCAAGGCTCTCCAACGCTTCGGGAGCCGTTGCGGCGCCAGTGCCGCCGCGTGTGATCGGGAGGATTCCCGCCGTAACGTCCGCTGCGCTGTGCGTGTGCGCAGAGGGCGTGAAAGCCGTTGGCTTGCCGCTGATCTCGCTGTATGCGTATGACGGCTTGCTGTCAGCCTTCGCCCATTCCGCAAGGTCGGTGATGTCGGCTTTGCCGTGCTTATGCCCGAGCCTTGAGAAGATGCCGCTCAGCTTCGTGAAGAAGTAGCTCAAGCCTGTGGTGTTGACCACCTCATCGCCCGTTTTGGTGGTGCCGCCTGCGATAGCGTCTATCGTGTCGGTTGGGATCGGGTCGAACGAGGAGCCAGTAACGCCCACCTTCTCCCATTTACTGTTGACGTATAGCCACTCTGCATATCGGTCGTTCTCGCCTTGCTTGCCGAAAGGCACAAGGTAGATGATCCCTGGCGATCCATCGAGCGATGGAACGCCGTCAGTGCCGAACTCGCCGTCTGCGCAGATGTGAAGCTTCGTCCCCTGCGCTGCGCTGATCATGTCCGCGAACTCAGCCTTGCGCTTCGCTTCCGCTTCCGCTCGCGCCGTCTCAGCCGTGGTTCTGGTGCCTTCTGCCGAGGATCGGTTGGATTCTGCCTGAACCCTTCCAGATTCAGCCGTTGCCCTCTTCTGCTCCTCGCTTGCACGCTTAGATTCAGCCGCGCTGCGATTCGATTCCGCTGCTTCGCGTGTGCTTTCTGCCGAAGAACGCGCTTCTTCGGCTTGCGCCCTTGCTGCTTCCGCTTCTGTTCGCGCTGTTTCGGCGCTTGCCCTCCCCTGCTCAGCGGTTGCGCGGTCTGCTTCTGCCTGCTCGATGGCTTTGAGGGTTTCGGCGTACTGGGCAACGTAATCATCGAGCTTGCCCTTCAACTCTTCGAACTCGGGAACGTAGACAGCTTCTGCCTGCGCGGTCGGGACAGCATCAAGCACATCGAAGCAGACGCATTGCGTGGTGCCGATGTATCCCTCTTTCTCAAGCATCACGTACGCTACGCTGATCTTCCCCCGTGCGGAAGCAAGGGAAGCGGGAAGCGTGTACGTTGCCGTGCCGTCCTCGATCACGGAAACCTTCTCGAAAACCACGCCGTCAGGCTTCGAAGCGCAGAAGCGTACAGCCGTGTACTGCGTCAGGTCAACCTTCTCGCCGTCCTCGTTAACAACGATCGCGAGCGTAACCGACCCGATCTCTCCCTTGCGAATCTTGATCGTGCGAACGTCATCTGGCTTCGCCAGGTCAAGAGTAAGCGCATATCTCATGCGATGCCCTCCATTACCTCAATGTCGAATGCTTGCGTTGTAATCACATCAGTTTCGTCATACGAGAGCCGGAGATACGCCCTGCAATCTCCCTCGATTGCCGTAAGCGTTTCATCGACCTCGTATACGACCTCGCCGTTGAGCACAGAGCATGGCAGCTCGTAGCCGTGCGGCATGACGCAAAGCGCCACATCGTAGAGCGTCAGGTCAAGCTCCTCGGCTGCCTGGTATACGTGCATAGTGAGCCGCGCGTTGCCCTTCTCGCCCTTCCTCAGCGTTACCGTCCTGTTCTGTATCGGCTTGTCAATTCCGAGCCGCAAAGCGTGTTCGATCATGATGTCTGCCTTACCCCGATGACGTAATGGTTGCTTGCCTGCGAGACGATCAGAACCACGTTCCCCTTTGCGCAAGAGCAGCACCGAACCGCCATGAGCGAGCTTCCGTTCACCGTCACAGAAGCCGTTCCGTCATCGAACGTATCCGTAACCTTTCCAGTGGTGATCTTGCAGTAATTCCTGCGCAGGAAAGGCTTTAGCGCATCGGCTACCGCCTTTATGAGCTGATCAGGATTTCGCCACGTTGCCATAAAGCTTCACCGTCCTTCTCATCGTTGTCTCGCTCTCGGTGTCTGGAGTTGCCTTCACGCTGCGCTTGTATGCGCTGTATTTCCCGCTCAAACCGCTTCGCTGGTAGTCAACTGCAACGGTATCTCCTGCGTTGAACCGCTTGCCTGCGTGACCGATCGTAAGGCGCTCGATTGATTGCATCCCCTCGATCAGCAGCGCCTCAGCCTTCTCCTGGCATTGCGCCTTCGTCTCAAGCCCCTCAACCTCCTCGAACCGCACTATGCGCATCCCACGCGCCGCCGTGCTGTACGGGTTGTTCGGATCGGCGTTCTCAGCCGATCCGATGACCTCTGAATCGTCTTTGAGCTTAGAGCGCACAACCACAACGTTTGGCGTGTCGTGAACGTCCCATTCGCGTTTGATCTTCTCGTCCGAAACATCCTCTTCGGTGTCGCTGAAAACCGTGGTCGCAACAGCTGTCTCAGGGTCTTGGTAAGGCTTTGCGATGACGTTCCCCCAAACGTCAACGTTGAGCGAGCCGTATCCGTAAAGCTCCATGATGTCGTTCGCCATCTCAAGAAAGGAGGTTCCGACCTCCCATGTCTTTATTGCTGCAACCTCCCAGCCGCCTGGTGTGAGCATAAGCGGCAAGCCGACCTCGTACACCATCTCGGACACAACGGGGAGGTAATTAGCCGTGTACGCCGCACCTACTGCGTAGTTGTCCTCAAGCAGACGCTTCTCAAGCAGCACAAGGACGCTGTAAAGGTCGGCGGTTCCCACGTGCGAGCCTTCGCAAACATCCTCGCTCTTAGAGTAAACGAAGAAAGTACCGTAGCATTTGGACTCGACCTCGCCGTCAAGCTCCATGTCGGCGTAAACCCTCAGAAGATCGTCCCCAAGGTCGGGCATGTCAACGTACTCGATCGAGCCAGAAACCTTAAGGCTCGTGAGCTGCGCTTCTTCGATTCGGCATGACGTGATGCCGCTTACGGTTCCCACTTCCTCATAGGCGTTGTCCTCGTAGGCTTCCGACTTCCAGCCAATCACGCGCCGAACGCGGACGAAGCGCCAGGAGGTCGTTCGACCTCCCTTGTTCATGTCGATCATCGGGAAACCTCCTGCCAATCGATCGAAACACTTGCCCAGTTGCGCGATCCAGTGTCCATGTCGTGCGATGTGTCGATCGTTGCGAGGATCAGATCGCCGAACGGGAAGCGCAGCCACACGTCCCCGTTGTGGTTCTCAAGCTCGATGAACGCCGCAAGGCTTGCCAGATCGCCATCGCCAAGGACATCGCGGAATGCCCAAACGTCAGCCTTAGCCGTGTTCTCCCTTGTCTTGTGGGTTCCATAGAAAACCTTAGGTAGCTTCGAGCTTGCAACGGTTCTGATTACCTTCTCGCCCTTAACGCCATCTGGGTTGCTCAGGTTCCTCCGCATCTTCGCAACCTTGGCGTTCCCCACGCCGTAGTTCACGCAAAAGAAGCCGTTTGAAGGCACCTTCACCGTCTGCGAAGCTTCCGCAACCGCGCCAGAAGCAGCGTAGGCAACGACACGGTACGTGATCGGCTTGTCCAAAGGCGGCAGAACATCGACGAAGCTTTGCCCATCGTATAGCGTGTCTGCCACAAGCTCGCCATCGCGGAACACGTTGAAATGCTCGGTTGCAACGGCGTTGAGGGTGTCGTAAACGGTGACCTCGTTCGAGTGCGTGTCCGGATCGAGCATAACGGAGAACACTGGGTCAGCTGGCGGGGTGTAATCGACCGTAAACGAAGCGGAATCAACCGCTTGAAGGCTCGTTGTGGACACCGCCAAAACCTCGACCGTGTACGTGCGCTGATGAACTGGCGTGAAGTCCGTAGGCTTGATCTCGACCGATGTGGCAGCTCCCTCTAACCGCTCGTAGTACACAACCACGCCGTCATCGTTTACGAAAGACACGGAATAGTAAGCCTGCGTGCCGCTTGCGTCCTCGTAGTCCCACGACACGGAGACGGGAACCTCGGTTATCTTCTCCGCAACGCTTACGGTGATCTGAGGTGCCGTTCTGATGAAGAAGGTGATCGCTGCGCTCCACGCAGACCACGCATTCTCAGCCGTCCCCCCGCCATCGTATGCGCCCTTTGTGCGAACCTGCCACGTTATGTTCTTGTTCACCGTTGCATCGGTGATGACGTTGAGCAGCAGGGACGATTCCGTGGTTAGCGTCACCGTCTGCCAATCGGTTTCCGTGTCGGCTCGCCACCGAACCTGAGCACCCGTCTGCTCGCTGCCGTCCTGCGGATTGTGTGCGAACCTCAGCGTAGGGTTGCCGTCAGAGATGTTCAGCGTATCGCCGTTGAGCGGGGATACGATCGTGGGCACCGCTGGTGCTTGAAGGCTCGTGATGAACTCCGATACGTCAGACCAGCCAGAGTATCCGTCTGCGTTCTCGTATCGAACTCTGTAGGCGAACGTTCCCGCGCCAACCGAATCGCTGTAGCTCGCGACAACGTTCGAAGCGTTTAGAACAGTCGCCCAATCGCCGCCGTACTCCATGCGCTGAACCTGCGTTTTGACGGCGTTCGCTGCGTTGTTCTCCCAATCAACGTTGATGATCCCAGCCTTGCCGCGAGAGACGTTCGGCTTGCCAGGCTTGGATGGAGGGCGAAGGATCGCGGCGCCGACCCAGACGTTTACCGAAGCGGTGCGCTGCTCGTCCTTGCCCGATGCGCCGTAGCCGTTGACTACTTCCTTCTTGATCAGGCAGGAGCATGTGACGTTGCGACCGTTCCTCTGGCGATCAACGGTAACGCGCTTATCGATCCAGCCGAAGTTCCCAGCACCGTAGCGCGAGAACACCACATCGGTAGTGGTGCCGACTTCCCTGCCGTCAACGTAGATTCTGATTCGCCGCCCGTACTGCGTGATCCTCCACGCGTTGCAGCAGCCTTGGATTCTGATAACAGCCTTCTTGTCGGTCTGGCTCTCGACCCAGGCGTTGACATACGCCCTGGTCTTGCCGCCGTGCCATTCAACGATCCATGAGCTGTATGCGTCAGCCACGGTATCCACCTGCCTTCATGATCGCACGGGCAAGCTCGCCCATGTCGTGAACCTGCTCAGCGTCATCGCACTTTATTACGATGTCACCGCTGAACGTGTAACTGTTGTTTGTCGCGGTGTTGTTGTTGGTCGTGCTCACCGCACCGCTTCCAACCGCCGCCGTTGCTGGGACGGTTTGCAGGCACCCAAGCGTCTTGCTGCTCGCGTACCAATCGAAGCCGCCCTTAACGTCAGATGCGAAGCCTTTGACGCTGTCCACGATTGCGCCCATCGGGTCGTTGCGCTCGTAGCCGATCTCCAAGCCGAGCGCCATGTTCTTACCGATAAGGTCACGCATAAGGCGCGATGGCGAGTGAATGCCGAGGAACGACTTCACGTTGTCGATGGCGTTCCTAACGCCGCCTAACAGCGTGTTGGCAATGCTCCCGATATTGCTCTGAATACCGCCAACGATGCCACTGACGATGTTTGATCCGATGTTCCAAACCATGCCAGGAATCTGGGAGAGCGCGTTGACGATGTTGGACATGAACTGCGAGCCTGCGTCCCTAGCCTTCCCCGCCATCTCGGAGACGAAGCTAGCCGCCTTGCCGATGACATCGCTCAGGAACGCCCAAACGCGCCCAGGGAGCTGAGAGTAAAACTCAACGATCTTGCCCAGGAACTGGGAGCCGACCTCCTGCGCCTTGCCGATCATCTGAGAGACGAAGTTCGCCACGTTCGACACAACGCTGCAAAGGAACTCCCAAACGCGCCCAGGGAGCTGAGAGTAGAAGTCGATGATCGTCTGCACGAACTGCGAGCCTGCGTTGTACGCGTTCTGCACCATCTGCAAAACCCAGTTGACAACGCTATCGATTATCGTCTGCAAGAACGTTCCGATGGCTTCGGGGATCGAAGCGAAAAACTCTATGAAGGAGCTGAACGCTTCGGGGATCGTCACCGTGAAGAAGTTCACGACCGCCCCTGCGAAGCTCGCAATCGTGTTGTCAAGGTTGACGAAGAAGTCAACGATGCCCTGGATTGCAGCGCCGATGAACTCGCCAGCAGCCGAGAACGCCTGGCATATGCCGTCCCAGATCGCCATTACCGCGTTGCGGAACTCCTCGCTGGTGTTCCAAAGGATCGTGATAACGGAGATAGCGCCAACAACTGCCGCGATTGCGATTCCAACGGGACTTGCGATCGCCGCGAACACGCCGCCGAGCATCGGCAGGACGGTGATAACGGTTCCCGCAAGCGATAGCAATGGACCGATCGCCGCAACGATACCGAGGATAACGGCGATTGCGGTTTGCCCACCGCTCCCGAGCGATGCGAACCATTGCGCGAAGCCGTTCACCACGGGAGCAAGCGATTTGGCGATGTTCACCAACGGCTCGCCCAAAGGCTCCAATGCAGCCATCAGCTCGCGGAACGCGCTAGTAGCCTGCGCCCCTAGGCTCTGGCTCATTGTGTCTGCCATCTCGCTTGCGGCGCCGTCAACGTCCCCGAAGGTGTCTGAGACGTTCGCAAGCGATTCGATCATCCCCATTGCGTTGTCCTCGCCGAGCGATGACCACGTTTCGGACGCAATCTGCGCCGCCTGGTACTGATCTGGCATCGACCCAAGCTCACCCACAACGGCGTTCAGCACGTCCTGAGCTGTTGCGCCGCCCTGCTGAAATGACCGAAAAACGTCCTGCGTTCCCTGGCTGAAAGCGCCTATCCCCGCTTCCATGCGCCCATCGGAAAGTGACGTAAGGAACTCGTTGAGGAAGTCCCCCACCTTGTCTAGGTTGTAAGCGCCGTTAGCGGTTCCTGCTTCGAGCAGACTGAAATACTGGCTTGCGCTCATTCCCGCTTCGCCCCAGCGGACGGAGTATTCCGACAGGTTATCGCCCAGCTCATCGGTGTAGTTCAAGCCGCGCTGCATACCAGCAGCCATAAGGTCGCTTGCTTCCTGCGCAGAAAGACCGAAGCCTTCCATCAAGGCGTTCGTGCCGCGCACAGATTCGCTAACGTCAGCGCCGAAAACGTCAGCCATCACCAGCGCGTTCTGCGTTACGATCTCGCAGTCTTTCTGCCATTCCTGCGTGTTGCCGCTGGTGTTCTTGAGCGTTTGGGCGGTGTATGAGAGGGCATCGTTTACCTCGCCGAGCGATTCGCCCCAGCCGTTTGTGTAGATGCCCTGCCCGATTCGGGCGAACTCCTCAGCCGTCTCCTTCGGGAGGTTGAGCGAAGCCGCCATCTTGCTTGCAGCCGTGTCGAAGTCTGACGCGCTCTTGAAGATAGCCGCCCCCATGCCTGCGATGGGCATGGTCACGTGCTGCGTTACCGTGCCGCCCAGGCTCTTCAACGATCCGCTTAGAGCCGTGGCATTGGTGCCGCCAGTCTTAAGCTCCTCGAACGTGACCTTGCTTGCAGCGTCCTTAACGTCCGCTAGACCCTGCTTTATCTGCTTGATGCCGCCAGTGACCCCAGCGGCATCGAGGATGGCTTTGATTGTTACGGTGCCGTCAGCCGCCATAGGCTAACCCCTTTTCGCTGATATGCTGAGCGATTTGAAAGCATCGAAGGCAGCCTGCGACTGCCGTTGCATCGAATCCCCAACCCGCACCTGGTCTTTAATTCGGTAGTGTTCTTGGAGCCGCTTGAACCTAGCGACTTCCTCTTTGTTGTACTTGGTTGCCTTCGGCGGCTTTGCCGTGCGGTAATAGACCGCCTGCCCGATCGGTGTCTCATAGGGCGCAAGACCGAGCAGAACGGTAAGCTCGCGCAGGGTGCATTGGCTCGCCAGCTCGTCAAAGGAACGCCCGTAAGCAGCCATGACCGATGCGCTTATAAGCTCTGAATCGTGCTTGAAGTCGATGACGCGCTCACCGCCTATATCGCCGCTGTGCGTCCCGTCAACGTCCAATCCGCAAAGCTCCCAAAGCAGCTCGGAGAGAAACGACTTGAAGCCTTCCCCGAGCCGCTTCACCGTTCCCGCAGGATCGGGGAAGAGCAGCCGAAGAAGTATCTCGGCTTTAAGCTCCTCGTAAAGCTCGCCGTCCTTGAAGAGGTCGATAACCTTGAGCGAAGTCCGCGCATCGGCGAAAACAAGCACCTCTTCGCCGCCGTACAGGAAAGCCGTTGGCTTCCTACTGCGCTTGCGCTGCAACATCAGCCAGGTACTTTTCTTTTGCGCCCTTGTCAAGCTCGCCGATGACCTCAACGGTCTTTTCCGTGAAGAAGGAAATCAGCGGAGCCAGGGCAAAAAGCGCATCGGTTCGGTTGCCGCCAGAAATGTAATCGACGATCTGCTGGTATGCGCCGTCCTCAAGATAGGAATCGATGATCGTCTCATAAAGCTCGTTGGTCTTTGCAACCGCTTCATCCGCCAGCGTCTGGTTGTCCTCATCGATCTCGCTTAGAAGCAGCTCGATCTTTCGCGCGTCCCCGAGCAGGGAGTGCAGCTTCTGCGCGTTGCCCCATACGCTCGTTGCGCCCATGTCCATCACAAAGGACGGAGAATCAGGTGAATCATCGATCTTGATCTCCTGCTTGGTCTTTTTAAGTCCGATTACGGTTGCCATGTTCCGCACCTCGCTATCCGTTTTCCGCACCCGCAGACAAAAAAAGAGCCGCCAGGGGAAGCGGTGCGGTGCTTGCCCCTGACGGCTCTATATCTTTGTTGGTTGTCGCACGGCGTGGCTTAGGAGCCGGACACCGTAACGTTTGCCTGGATTGCGATGATCGGGCGAACGCAAGACTTGATCGTTACCTTCGTCTTGCCTGCCTTAACGCCCTTTACCGTGCCGTTTGCGTCAACGGTCGCGATCTCCTCGTCCTCGATCGCGTAGGCAACGGCGGGGGAAGCCTTGGCAGGCGTGATGGTCGGGTTCACACTTGTGGTTTCGCCGACCTTAACCGTTACTGCGGTTGCCTGGATAGCTTCGGGGAAAGTGTCGGAATCGCCCTCGGTGAAGCTCGGCATTCCGTTGAAGTGAATCTCGAACCCGAAGTCCGACTTGGCGTTCGGATCACCGCCCTGAGGGTTGATGTTCGCGATGGTCACTTTGCCCTCAAGCTTCTGACCGTCTGGCGCAATCCACTTGAAATCGGTTTTGCGGTCTGCGCCGTAGGCAACCAGGCGGGAAGCGATGAAGTCTTGCGCGGGGTTGCCGTGGATTCGATGCCCCTCGAAGGTGCCTACGATCTGACCGCCTGTTACCTCGGAAGAGGAAAGACCGTCACCATCGTAATAGGAATCCTGAGCAACCTCCTCGTTGCCCTCCCACTCAACGGAGTTGATGCCTGCCGCAACGCGCTCCCACGTTGGAGCCGCCGCTTCTGGCGTGGTGTTGATCTCGTAAAGGTTCGCATAGTTCATTGCGAAGCCGATGTCCATGTGATTCCTCCTTATCGGCTGTTCGGGACGATCTCGGCAACGAAGCCGACCGCCCAAACGTGATAGCCTGAATCGTCAACCGCTATCTCGTGCGGTTCCGTGTAAATCTCTTGATCGATGCAGCGGAAAGAGCCGTTTGAGCTGTTCAGCGGCATGTGCTCCATCATGTACGCGATTGTTGCGACTTCCTCCATCGCCTGCGCCGCCGATGTCCTGCGGCTCACAACCTGGTACACGTAGCGAAGCGTCCTATCGCCGTTGTAGTAGGCGCTTGAAACAGTGGTTCCGATGTGCCGAACAACGATCCCGCTCTTGCCCGTCATGGTGTCGAGCCTGCGGCACTCAGCGTCCGCAAACCCCCACGCCCTGATAGCGTCCCTCGCTGCAATAGGTAGGTCGATAGTGTGTTTCATCTTGCGAACAGAGCGTCCTTAACGTCTTGCTTCCACTTGTCTAGATGGTTTTCCTTAGCCACCTCGAACCAATGCCCAGTCCCCTTGTCATTCCCCTTCGATACTACGTGATCCATCTCGTACACTGCCTGAGCGTACTCCGCCGTCCACGAAACCGAGCCGTCCGAGACATCCACAACCACAGAATCATTGCGGAGGTTTCCCGTTCGCACTGGCACGTACTCGCTCGAATCAGCCTTGATGTCATCGAGCAGAACCTTCTTCGCGTTCTCCGACACGAAGCGCCCGAGAAGCTCCTCGGCATCGAACTCGACCTTGAAGCTCATCCCATCGCTCATGACAGCTGAATCTCCCAATGGTGAATGCGCGTTCCGAAACCCTTGAACGGGGCAACGGAAGCAGCGGTTAGCCACTCGCCGCCGTCAACGGAGACAAGCGAGCCTTCGGGGATGGCGAACGCGCCCTTGCTGGTCGCATCGACCCAAAGCAAGCCTTTAGCGCCATCGACAAGGCGGTACTCATCGCGAACCATCGCGGAAACGCCCTCGAACCTCACATTCTCGATCGTCTCAGGCTCGCCGTACTCGCCGCCGAAATCGCTCTCAACAGGCTTGCGAACCTGAATGCTCGATGTGCGCACCGAAATAGGAATTGGCGGGATCATCGAATCATCCCCTTGAACAGCAAGCCAGAGCCTACAAGCTCGCGCCTTGCCGCATCTGCCACGGCTTGCGTGGCTTCGGAGTAGCCGCCGCTCACGCTGAAAGAGCCGATCGAGAAGCCGCCGCCAGCGTATGCCTGGCTCTCGCTCATCGCCGATACGGCAGCGCAGACCGCCCTCTTGTGCGCTTCTGCGGTTTGGTCGGTTGCTTCGTTCGGGAACTCAAGGTCGCGAACAAGGGCGCTAGCCTTGGGCAGCAGCGCGGAGAACGTTGCGCTCTCCAACGTGCCGCCTAAGGCTTTAAATTCCTCGTACTTTGGGTCGAAAGCGCCCATTAGCTATTCGCCTTCCGTTTCCTCAGCTTCGGCTTCGGCTTCGGCAGGCTGCAAGGCTTCCTCAGCCTTGACCTCTTCGGCAGGCTTCTGCTTGCGCTTGCGCTTCGGCTTCTGCTCTGCTGCGCCGTTGGTTCCTACGATTGTCGACATAAGCCCCTCCTAAGCTGCGGGGACGGAAGCGTAAATCTTGTCCTTCTTGTTCTTGAGCACGAGAAGGTCATGGAAAACGCGATACTGCCAAAGATGCGCATCGCGCTTCTGGTTGACTGCGGGGGCGAAGTAGCGAAGCGTCTGATGCTTCTGGATCGCCATTGCAGCAGAAGGCTCGACTAGCATGAAGTTGATCGGCTTCGCATCGGGAGCAGCCTTGAAGCCGCCTGCTTCCTCGCTAGAAGTGGTACCGTCAAGCAGCTCGATCTTCGTCTGGAATCGAGCGGAAGGCACGGGAACGATCTTCATGTCATCGTAGAAGGTGAATCGACCGTTAGGGTTCTCGCCCTGGCTCATGCGGTAATTCTGCGCCGCTCGCAGAAGCGACTTGAACTCGCTGGTGCAGTAGAGCACAACGCCAGAGAGGTCGATGCCGATGTCCTGAAGCTTGTTCTCAGCGGCTTCGATAGCCTTCACGGCTTCTTCGGGCGTGGTAATGGTCTCAGCCTTCTGAACGCCTGCGTGCTCGTGCATGGTTGCGAATCGAACAGCGTCCATCTCGGGAATGACCTTGGTTCGCGTGAATTCGCTCATCACGTTTGCGGAAATGATCTTCGCGCGTTCCTCGTCATCGAGAATATCGATGTTGAACTCTCGACCGCGATCGTATCGAAGCTTGTAAGTCTGCCAGCCGAAGGTATAGCCGCCAGAAACGAAGCCATCGTTGCGGCTGTAGTCAGCCAGTCCCTCAACTACGATGTCGGGAACCTTGACCTCGCCTGCATCGGTGAACTCACCGAGCAGACCGCCGTTGCCGAGGTCGGAGGTCAGGGATTCGCGCTCGATGATGGTATCGAGCTGCGTGGTAAATTTGGATGCGTACTCTCCGAGGTTTACGGGCATTATTGCTCCTTACTTCTTGATTCCGAATAGCTTGTCAAGCTCCTCCTGATCGTCCTTGGGATCGTTCGCCTTCGGCTTGAACCCCGTGGAACCAGTGGGCTTGTCCTCCTCGAACAGGAACGGCTCGGCAGCGCGTAGCTTCTCGATGTCTCCGTCATAGTCGGCGAGCAAAGCCTTTGCAGCCTTGACGGATCGGCAACCTACCTTCTCGAGCTTTCGCGACAGCTCGGAATCGGCAAGCTTGCCCTCAAGGTCGCTGACCTTCTGCTCATACTCGGCGCGCTTAGCCTTCGATTCGGCTGCTTCTGCGGCATCGGCTTTCAATTCCTCGATCTGCTTCTTCAACTCGGCAACCTCTTTGTCGTGGCGCTCCTTGTTGATTCCTGGCTGACCGTGGGTATCGAGTACCTTGCCGTCATCGCCTTCGCTTCCCTCGTCCTGTGCGCCTTCATCGTTGGCGTTGCCGCCATCGGCGTTCTCGCCTGATTCGGGCGCGGTAAGCTTGTTCTCTTCTGTATCGTTTGGCTTTGGCATTCCTGTTCCTTCCTAGCGGTTGTTTGCGCGGTTCTCTCCGCTCTTAGGTGGGTTTTTTGCGCTATCCCAAGCAAGGAAGAATCTATTTGCGTGTCGCAGGGCGCTTTGGTGCGTCATGGTGATAGACCGAAAAACAAGCCGTTTTTTGGCTTATGAACAGAAATCCTGTTTATAAGCAAAAGAAAAGCCGCTTCCTCGATCAATCGACCTCAGAAACGGCTTATCGGCAAAATAAAACCCCGTTTTTGCGTTGATTCCACAAAAACGGGGTTAGAAATTATTCGTTTATACAGCTTGCCCTAGGACACAAGCTCAAGAAAATACTCGAACGCGACTTTCGCGTATTCGCTGCTGTAATCGACCAACCCGTAATGTTTGAAGTTGTAAAGGTCTTCCGAAGTCCAGCCGTACCCGTCATGGATGTACGCGCACAAGGCACCGAGCTGTTCGCCAGTGACCCTATCGTATGTCTGCGTTGAAGCGACCGCATGCGGCGTTTCCGAGAACGGCTCCATTGCAGACACTATTTTCGTCTGCTTGGAAAGAATGGCATCGTCCGCCTTCTCGAATCTTTTCCCGTCATCAATCATTTCTTTTCATCCGGTTCGAACAGCTCCATTCTACCATCAGCATGCAAAAAGTCGCTGCCAACGTAATACGAGCCGTCTTGGCGAATGAAGAAAAACTTCGTAGCCGCCTTCACCTTCTTGCCCGATATGTTTGCAAGCTCCTGTGCTATCGACCTTCCTCTCTCGTCCGCCACAGCACCATAGCACACGCAAAGGCGGATGCCCTCACCGCTGTATCCATCGCTTTTGCGGACAACGTCCCAAACGGTTCTGGCATCGATGCGCTTGCCGTACGCCTGCACGTACCCAGGCATGCCATGCGCCGCGATGTCGAAGAATCCTTCCTATGGCTTCAATCTCTTGGCATTTGCCCTGAACAGCCTGTCGTTGGCAGAGCGCCTTTCCATCATTGCAATCGAATTGTCCGCAAGCGCCCTATCTACAAGTTTCGCCCTTTTCAACTTTACGAATCTTGCTCTGAGCATATGCCGTGCCGCTATTCAGCATCACTGCCATTTGCTGGTTCTTGTCAAGGTGAACCTTTCCGTAAAGACCAAGATCGCGCCTTGCCTTCTCGTATGTGTACTCGCGCCATTCGCGGCGGCTTAGAATCTTCGGGTGATCGTTTAGCAGCGAATCTAGCTCCGCCCGTTTGTCTTTCAGGCGGCGGTTAACATCCTTTGTGTCGAGCTTCATGCTGTGAAGCACCTCGTGCTCGCGCTTTAGCTTTCGAATCTCGTTCTCGAGCTTCGCCTGCTCGGTGTGCAGCGCCGCCGATTGCTCAGCCGTGTATCCCGTCCCCTCAAGCGGGTCGGAGAACCGCCGCCCAATGTTGGGGTTGAAGACGCGGATGCGATGACCGCAGTTGTAGTCGTTGATCTGATCGCCTACAACCTCCTCGAAGCTTGGGAACCCTGCGGTGCTAGCGCCCGTTGAGTAAACCTGCCCCTCCCAGCGGTGGTGCGTGTCGCGCGGGTTAACCGTCTTGCTGACCTCGACCAAACCGAACGAGCTATCGGCGGCATCGAGCGTTGCCTTGATCTTCGGCTCGCGCCCCTCTGCCGCGATCGCCCTCCTGATCCCAACGTCAACGGGAACGTGAACAACCGTCCCGTCCTTGCGTGTGTAGGTCGAAGCCGTCAAGCCTTTGCGCGCCATCTTCGCAATGCCTGCCGACAGCGCCCGTTCGTATCCCACGCCTGGATCATCGATGTTACCCGTTGACGCAAACGCTGCTTCCGATGCGATTTTCAAATATTCCATGTAGGCGCTCTGCGCCATCTGCTGCGACATCTTGGCTGCGTACCGCTGAACGCTTGCAATCGGCTTCCTTGCCCTCTGCTGCGCCCTCTTTGCGGCAAGGCTTGCAGCCTTCGGGGAAACCTTCCCAGCGTCCTCCACGTCTGCAAGCCAGTTGCGAATGAAGCTTCCTCGGAAGTCGTGTTCGATTGCTTCGTTCACGTCTGATCGGTTCGCCCCCGCTATCTGCTGTAGCTTAGCGAGAAGCGCCCTCCCGCTCTTACTGATAGCCTTGTGCGCTATCGGAGCGGAAGCCAAGGCAGAAGCTGCGGCAATGAGCATCGCAAGCTCCATGTCGCTTAGAGCGTCCTCAGATTCGGCGCTTGCGTCCTTCTCCTCATCAAGCATTACTGCTCACCTAAGTTTGCGTAATCGTCCTCTGCGATAGCGCCAGGAACGTTAGCCTTCGCTTCCTCCTCGCTCTCGCCGTACCATTTCCTGCGGTACTCCCAAGGATTCAGCGTTACGTTAAGCTCGCTCTGATCCTGCGCCTTCTCAGCCTGCGTATCGACAATCACAGAATCGTCCCAGTTGACCGTAATGGTGCCAGGATCGCCCAGACCAGCGCCGAGGAACCTCGTTGCGCAATGGCACAATGCGCGGCAGATGTCGGCGATCGCTCCCTGCATTAGCCGCTCGTGGCTGCGGATGTTGCGCATAAGATCGGCGTTGTCGGAAACGACTTCCTGAGCGGTTTTCATTCCGCCTGCTGCATCGATGTCGAAATACTTCTTACCGAAGCCGCAGTCATCGCCAAGCTTCTGTATCGCCAGGCGGTATGCGCTTACCTGCTGCTCGGTTCGCATCGAGGGCGCAAATGGGACGATCGGCTGACCATCGCCAACGCCGTTGACCCTGCGGTAAACCGTGTTGTCGTTCTTGCCGAACGGGATAGCCTGGCGGTTTCCGTCTTTGTCCTGCACATCGATGAGCATGTCATCGATGAAGATGCGGAGCTTGGCAAGATCGACCTCGTTGAATATCGCATCGAAGCAAAGGTCAACCGCCTGAACCTCATCGATCGAATCGGCGAAAACGCTCTGCCCGTAAGGCGTGATGTCTACGAACGTATTGGAGATAGCAGGCTTCACAAGCGCGAAAGTCGGCGTTTCGCATCCGGTGGCGAGGTCATCGACCACGCCGTCAACGGATACGCGCTTCTTAGTCTTTCGGTCGAACAGAACCGTCTTGATGTGGTAGCCGTCAGGCTCGCAAACGTGCAGCTGCACCTGATCGAGAACCTTGCCGCCGATTGCAACACGGCTCGTGAACGCGCATTCCGTAACGCCGTCATCGTCCCACGTGAGCGGCAGAACCTGCTTAGCCTTGTATCGGCGAACCTGCATCTTCTGCGCCGTAAGATCGAGCCACAGCGCCCACGCGCCAGTGCCGAGGGCGAAAGCATCCTGCACAAGCTGCTTACCGTTCCCGAAAAAATTGATCCTCTCAAGGTAATCGGCAAGCCATGCGTTGCAGGCTTCATCATCGCATGAGACGGTGATAGGGTCGCTGAACATAAGCGCCGCCCATTCCTTGCATACGCGCTTGGCAGGCTTGCAGGATCGGCGGTGAACCTTGAGCGTATGCCCCATGCTGTCCTTGTCGTGGTAGTCGTAAAACTCTCCACGGGATGCGTAGCAGTCCCGCCATTGCTCTATAAGGTCGGTCATAACGCCATCGCACAGCTCGTACCCTAGGCTTGCAAGATACTTCCGAACATGCAACGGAACCGTGTAGTCTACTTCTTCGATTGCCACTTATGCGCTCCTCAGAACATCGCTCATCATCATGTAACGGACGGCATCTATGCTGTGGTCGTTGCCGTCTGGAATCTCGTCAATCCACTCCCCCGCCTTGTTGCGCTCGAACTCCTTAAGCCTGAACTCCTCGAACGCATGGGGGCATCTAACTGGGTCTATCTCGATAGAACGCAAGCCTGCGAGCCACATGTAGCTTATGCGCCGCATGTTTCCCTTCCTCGCTGGCTTCGCGTTGATCCCGAAGGTTCGGCGGTAATCCGCCATCTGCTGCTTGCCGTCCGCCGTGTCATCGCACCAAACAACGTCCTTGTGCGTGTATGCGGTGCCGCCCTGGTAATCGGGGTAAGTCAGCGATCGCCTTACGATCTCGCCCGTTTCCTTGGGAAGCTTCTTGTTCGCCGAATGCTCCTCGAACAGGATCAGCTTGCGCTCTCGCGGAACCCACTCGCCGCGAATGAAGCGCCACGGGTCGGGGAACCAACCCCAGTCAACGCCGTTCCTTACGCGCTCGAACCCTGCAACCTCCGAATCGCCGATCCTGCGCTCAACGATGTTGTCGAACACCGAGCCGCCAGTTCCCGTGATCTCGCCCATCAGCTCCCATGCGTATGCGGTGGGGTCGGCCTGCTTCAACCACTCGGCATCCTCGATGAAAGGCTCTCCAAGCCAATCGGCGTGACCGCCCTCCACAACGTCTAGGTACGTGCTGTGATGCACCAGGCAACCAGGCTTGCGCTGCATCTCAAGACATTGGCGGTTTACCCAGCTCCAAAGCGTCTTAGGCGGGTTGTAAGAATAGAAAGTCCAGAACACCGAGCCGCCGCGCTTGAAAGACTTCAACGCGCTTCTCACGGCTTCCCAGCCTTCGAACTGGTCAAGCTCCTCGAACCACTGGATGGCGCAGTAGCCTTTAACGAACTTCACGCCCTTCATCTTTAGTGGGTCGTCCATCCCTCGGAAAACGATCTTCTGCCCAGTGGGAACGTAAACGATCTCCATCGGAGAAACCCTCGCGTGGAAGAAGCTCGACAAACCCAGGATGTCGATCGCCCATACGATCTGCGCGTAAACGGAATCGCGAAGCGTGTTCCCGAAGCGCCGAACGACAACGGCGTTCGCCCACGGGAACGCAACGATCAGGCAGACGATAAGAAGGCTGATGACGCTCGATTTGAGCGAAGCACGACCGCCCATCAGCCAAAACTCGCCGTGGTCGTGGTTCAATGCGCTCTCCACAACGCCGTAAAACTTGCTGATCGTCAGGTCGGCTAGGTTGATGTCTCTCACTTCGCGCCGCCCTTCTTCGGGTTGAAGACGATCCTCGGAACCTCTTCGGCATCGCCTGAATCATCGATGACCCTGGTCACCCTGCCGTATTCGCTGGGATACTTCCGTTCAAGGAGCCATGCGGCCGCCTTCCAATCCTTCTCCTGCGCATCGCGCATGATGATCTGCGTGAGCTTGTCCTTGAAATCGACCTCGCACTTTTTAATTGCTTCGGAAAATTCGGTCTGGTTTGCCGTCTGAGGATGATGAAGCCACGTGCTGAACGTCTGAGGGCATACGCCGCAGGCAAGAGCGATGTCCTTGTCCAAAGCGCCGTGCTTCTTGAGCTTGACGGCGATCTTGATTACGTCCTTTGTGCATTTCTCTTTAGCCATGACGCTTATTCTGCTGGCGTGTAGCAGGGCAAAAGAAAACCCCGCCGAAGCGGGGTCTCACATGCACTGACGAGAATCAGTGAGGTCACTATATCACAGCTAGATTCTTTGGTCTTCCAGCCTTTGGGTTATCTTCTTTTCGAGCGTTAACGGATTCTCTTGAAACCATTCTTTTAGTCCCGTCTTTCCATGAATCAAGCAACCCCGCGTTTATGAGCTGAGCTATTCGTGCGGTGCTAACACCTAATTCTCGAGCTGCTTCTGATGCTGTAATAGCTGGGATGTCCTCAAGCTCTCTCGATACTGCAATTGCAATGATTTTACCGCCGTGCCTTGGTTCATGTCCGAAGCTAATCTCTGGGAGTTCTTTGCCGCCCATCAAAGCATCATCGACAATGCAAGTAAGCCAGTCGGCGGCACTTTCTACCGCATCGTTTAGGTTGTCTCCAAAAGTCCCTGATCCTATATCATTGCAAGGAAAAGCACAGATGAAGCCGTCAGAATCAAAAAATTCAAACTCGCAGATATATAACATGATTTTCTCCTTTCAAATGCAAAAACAAGGTAGGGAGGAGGGGCTATCTAAGCCCCGCTTCCCGTAAAATCCTCTTAGCAATCTGGTCTTCAATCTCTCTATGACGCTTCACTAAAACCGTTTTTCCGCCTTTATAGAACTTCTCGTGGTTTGTACCGCCTTTGGAGATAAACCCCGCTGCTTTTAGGATTCTGACCAACTCTCGTCTTTGCATGTCACCTCCTTACTTAATGATTAAATATTAGCATTTTCTAATATTTTTTTGCATTTCTTGACGAATTAAACGCTTAAGTGTGCCTGATAGGGGCGCGTCTTTATGCTCACATGCTCAGATCAGGCAAGCGAATCTACGATTTTTAGCTCACGGTCGGAAAGCTCGACTATTTCCGCTGCTGCTTTGTCCGCTGCTGCTTTGTCCGCTGCTGCTTTGTCCGCTGCTGC